CTAGCAGAGGAGGAGACCCGCCGCCGTCAAGCGGAGGTAATGAAGGAGCTAGAGGGCTACCAGCCTCAAGTGGAGAAGCTCAACCAGACAACCCCTTCCACAACGCGAAGAATGGAAACATTCTACAAGTCCTAGCTGATAGGTTCAACATAGCCAGGGCAGTAGGTAAGCTGGGTGCTTGGAGACAATTGCAAACTGACCTTATGAACGCCATGCCCTACCTGGTCCCTGTCATCATCCCTCTAAAGGACCTCCTCAATCTAGTAGCCGACATAGAGAAGGAAATTAAAGGTTCCACCGTCCAAGCTGGAAAAAGTAACGAGGAACTCCTTCGGGAGTACCTTAGTGGTAGCCAGGAACTGCTTACTGATCAAACTGTACAGGATAGTATTGACACGCATGATACAATGCAGGTAGAGGAGACTGCCCATGCCACTAGTGATACGGACGGAACGCAAGGCGTCTCCTAATTACAATCTTGACCCTAGAGCTAGATGCATCGATGAACTCCAGAGACTCAGTAGAGATAGCCGTGATGACTTCTACGGGGAAGATTGGGCTGAGAATGCCAGGAAGTTCTACTCATGTGAAGGGGTAGTAGGGAAGGTCCCTTCATTCCGCCCACAGGTTAAAGTCCCCCAACTCCAGGTACTAAGTATAGAAGAAGCCACCGAACTAACCGACATCTCCCCTAAAGTCTACATCTATAACAAATCTGACGGTTCTGTAGACACTGATAGAAGTAGGGCCTTCCAAGAAGAGTGGCGCAATTTATGGGTAAACCACCATACAATGTTTGGTTCATTATGGGGTCAATTAGCGGGATTAGGCTTCCTGCAGGTTGGCTACGATCCCTTTATGGACCTTGGCTTTGGAAGCCTATGGTGCCGCCATGTTGCTCCAGACCAGCTGGACATAGACCCAGGTGCTACTTGCCGACACGACGCTACCTACATGATTCACGAAAATAGGCTCTACCCTGACCAAGTAGAATACTACTACCCTGAAACAGGGAGAGGAATCCCAGTTGAGGCCATGAACCCTGGTATAGGTGCTAGACAGTCCCCCGCATCAGTAGGTACTCTCCCCCCTAAGATTCGCTTCCCTGAAGGTCCAATGCGCCAGTTCGACGGCCCAGTGGAAAGCGAGGGGGTAGAGTCAGACGGTAAACTCCGTATGCGCTACCTCTACATAGAAGATAGGACTGTAGAGTTAGTAGAGGAACTAGCTGGTTCAAACGTTAGAAATATAGTAGACAAGGCTCAAAGGACTGATAACACTGGACAACTCACCCGCAGACTTAAATACCCTAATAAGAGGTTGATAGTCTGTGCCTCTGGCAGGACAGTCAGAGTAGTCGCAGACGGTGCCAACCCCACTCCTGGTAATCAATATCCCTTCATAGTCATCTATGGCCTCCCTCCCATTAAAGGCTTCTACCCCCCTCCTCCCACCCGCTTCTCAAAGGACCTCCAGGCCCTAGCTGAAAGAACCCTAACCCAAATATTTGAGAACATAGTCCGCCTAAACAATGGTATATGGTTCATAGATTCAAACAGCGGCATCGACACTAACGCCTTCCTTGGTCTACCTGCTGAAGTAGTGGAATATAACGCTCAACAGGGGAAACTCCCCGAGTTTGTCACTCCCAACGCTATTCAAGAGTCAGTTATGAAACTCATCCAGTGGATGCTCTCTACTCAGAAGGAACTCCAGGGATTCAACCCTAGTAGAGAAGGTCAACCTGGAGCAGGTAACCTATCCGCTGAACTCTACGAAGCCTCCATCTTCCAGTCCAAGGCCCTAACCCGCTGCAGGGCTAGACTCCTAGCCCATTCCCTAACCGAACTAGCCAACCTTATCTATAATATGATGGCTACCCACTATCAAAAGGAACGAGCCTATGCCACTCTAGAAGGTGGCTTCTCCACCGTAACCTGGAAACCCTATTACGGTGGGGCCAATATGAATGTCAAACTTCACATTGATCCAATCTCCCTTCTCCCAATCAGCCAAGCGGCCATGCGCCAGATGGCCCCCATGCTAAAGGAAACAGGAAGTATAGATACTCAAACCCTCCTTGAAGCCCTTGGCGTACCCGACGCTAAGAACATAGCCGAACGTACCTCCAGAGAGATGGCACTAGCCGCCCTTAACAAGGCTAAGAGGAGATAGCTTGTCTCCTATCCCAGTATCGTTCGCTAAAAAAGACTGGTATAGCACTCCCTTCATCGCCTACCGCCTGAAACGGCCTCTCCGCACTATTCAATACTGGTGCAAGAGCGGCTTTCTAGAGAAGAGAGGCTGTCAAGTCATCCAAATCAACTATAAAGGGTGGTATAGAGGCTACTGGGTCCACATTCCCAGGGAGGATATGAGTCACGACGCAATCCTCAATAAGGTTCCTCTTGACATACCCCCCTCTATTCCCCCACGATTCATCCTGTGAGGGTATGAAGGGTCTCTCTCCATCTGCTGAACTCCTCCGCTTCTATAAGAGAGGGGAGTGGTATGAAGTAGAAATGGCCCTGGACGGAGTAAAGGCTGATTTTGAGGTCCCAGTCCCCTACATCTGGGATATGTTCGATACTCCAGATGGGGAAAGGAAAGTAGCTGAGTACCTGGAACGCCAAGCCCAAACCATGATCGAACGCTATGGCGATTCCAGGAACCCCAGGCCTGACCCAGAGTTAGTCGGTAAGTCGGAGCAATGGCATGGCTAGGGCATTCGAAGGCAAGGAGACTCCCGCCGAAGAGAGACTGGAGGATAAGGCGATGGCTAAGCATCACAAAGAAGAGGGTGTGAGGGAGGCCAAGGAAGCTGGCAAGCATGGTATGCCCCTCGCTAAACATGGTGGCAAGCATGGGGGCCGTCATCACGGCGGCAGGCATCATTCACGGGGCGGTAAGAAGTAACAGTAAGGAGTAAGTCTCCTATCTCTAACCCTGAACTAGGGATAGGTGGCGAGAGTAGCAGCAAAGGAGAATGAAATGGGAAAGCCGACAGCTGAATCAAAGGTCAGTAAGGACACCGCAGAGAAGGGCTTTGACGTAGGGGATAAGCTCCTTGAAGTGCTGAGCCCCCTTACCTACCAGGGCCGGGGTGGTGGTAACCCTGACGCCCCTGAGAACGTTGGCCTGCTTGGAGCGGACGGGGACCGTGAGTATTTTGACCCACCCGATCCACTTGGCCTTCTCCCCGAGGACTCCAAGGGTAGAGGGAAGCGTGGGGGAGCGTACTAGAGACTAAAATGGCCGCTGGAGCCAATCCGTTAATGTCTGCGATAGCCCCCATGCTATTGCAACGTCTTGCTGCTGCCTCAGGTGGAGGGGGTGCAGGCCCTGCTCCTGGTGGACCTCCTATGGGCGGACCTCCCATGATGGGTGGCGGACCCCCAGGTGGACCAGGGACAGGACCAGCCTCCACCCCCTCTGATATGATGCAGTCAGCTGCCTTCGGAAGGGAACTATCTTCCCAACGTCAGGCAGACCCAGCCGCTCTAGCTAGGAACATCCATAATGTTAAGATGATGGTCTCCGAGATTATGAGTGCCACAATGGCCTCTAACCCCGGTGTTGCCGCTCATCTAGCCAAGATTATAGGTAGTCTAAATGCTGCTATTAAAGAGGCCAGCCAATCTGCCAGTACCCTGCAGGTAGCCTCACCTCCTATCAATAGCAGCGCAGCTATGGGTGCCCCAGGCGCAGGAGGCCCTAACCCGGCCCCAACTGGTGTTCCCGGTGTAGGTCAATTCTAAGGAGAAGCTATGCCCGGTTTGAAAGAAGTATTAGCTGATAAGACCCAGTATCCAGACAATTTAGTCTGGAATATGGGCAATGGAGCTACCGTAACATTAGGCCAGCTAAGAAGTGTCGATTCTGACCGTCAGAATGAGATCATCAAAGCTGACACTAAGCTAAAGTCTGATCAAGCTGCTTTCGAGTCCAAGGTATCTGAGTTCCGTAACCAGCAAACGAACCTAGCTGATCTCTATACCAAGATGCAATCTGCTGTGGAAGCCCTTAGAGCCGGTAGGGTCAATGACCCTGCAGTAAACGCCTTCTTCGGTCAGGCTGGTATCCCCGCTGCTGGGAATGACCCCTTCGCTGCCCTCAGCCGCCTGGAGCAGGATAACCTCCTCGGTCCCATTGTCCAGGTGATGAAGGCTGTCAATAAGCAGGCTGAGAAGGCCATAGCCGATACCGCTGCCCTTCAGGAAGTCAATAAGCGGATGGCGACCAACTACCTTAACGGTGTCCTGGAAGATAGATATGACCGTCTAGTCCCGCTAGAGAAGCAGGAGAAGTATCCTCTCGCCTCCCTTATCCAGGAAGCTGTTCGTTCCAACCTGATGGCCTCTGATTCTACCCCCAATATCAAGGAAGCGTTCAAACGGTTGAGTGCTGGGGAGACTGAAGCCGCCAAGCTAGCCGATGCAGTCAAGGCAGAGCATAAGAAGCTAGCCGACAGCTTTGGTATCAGTGTGGAACAATTAGAAGCCAGATTGAAGGGTGAGCCCGCTCCCTCTGGAGAGATTTTCGTCCCAACCCCAGCATCAGGGGGGTTTGGCTTGGATGTCCATAACCGCACCGGCAAGGCTCCTCAGGCCTTTAAGAGCCTGGATGATGCCTTTGCCGCTGCTAGTAAGGATAAGGACATCTGGAGTAACGTAGACAGTATTCTACAGTAAGCAGTAAGTTTATAGGAGGCCTACAATGGCTGGCGTAATTGGAATGGGGTTGCAGAATCCTCCATTGGTACTTGTTAACACCATGAACTCCATTTCTGCGAAGTATGTCATTCCAACCTTGGGGGATACTATCTTCATTCCTTCCCCCACTTGGTGGGCTATGACCAGGAATGGGAAGAAGTTCGGGATGGGCGAAATTGTCTACCCTGAAATCTTCCAGGAAGAACAGACTGGTGGTGCCTACTTCGGGGACCAGCTTCTGGATACCTCCGTGGTCGATAGCGTTACCCCTGCCAACCAAGTATGGCGCTTCTATCGCCAGTCGATGTCTATCCCCATCACGGACATCATCCTCAACAGAGGGGGGTACCTGAACCTTGTCAAGACGAAGTATGAGATTGCCTCTGCCTCCTTCCTGCAGAAGCTATCCCGCGCCTTGTGGGGCACTGCTCCTCAGAACACCACCTTAGACCTTGATTCTATCCCCACATGGCTCAATTCCCAGACCAATACAGTCGCTGGCATCAACCGTACCACAGCCGCTAACGCCTTCTGGCGTCCAGCCGCTGCAGTCGCCCTTGGCGGCACGATCAACGTCAGCCAGGTGGAAGCTGGCTACCAGTCAGTTGTGTATGGCTATGATGAGCCTGACGTTCTGACCATGAACAACGCCTGCTACGGCTCGTTCAAGTCCAATTACCTCCCCACCTCAGCTGCTAACGTTGGAGTCATCCGCTTCGGTAGGGACAGCCAGCAGGAACAGGTACCCCAGGGTTCCATCCGCAATCACTTCATGTTCAACAATGCCCTTGTCCTGCCTGACCGCTTCAACGTCGCCACGACCTGCACCCTTATCAATACGAAGTATATGTACCCGGTATTCCATGAAGCGGACTACTTCACGGTAGACCCCTTCATCAAGCCCTCCAACCAGAGAGTCATTGTCAGCACCATGTACCTCACTCTCCAGTTGGTTAACCGCTCTCCGCGTATGGGCGTCACCTTTACTGGAGCCCCCTTCTAAGACAAGGGGTAAGTGGAGCATCATCATGGCGAAGAAGGAAATCCCGGTGCGCGACGATCTGGATGAGGCTATGGGGCCTTGGGAAGCTGGAGACAGCCGTGTCCCCCAGAATGACCGCCACAGTAGGAACGCTGAGAAGCTTAACCGTACAGCTAGCCTGTTCCTCCCTAGATGGGGGCACCCAGTAGGGGATGGCCTAGCAGAGTTAAAGGATAAGGAAAGTGAATAGGAGGGTGGTTAGATGGCTATCGTAAATAAGCTTACTGTCTTAATGCCAGCGTTCGGGTCACCGACTGAGTACATTGCTTTACCTGCTCAGACCGTTGCCAACGCTACCACTACGACTATAGCCTTCACAGGCTTTACGAACTTTGTCCGTAGCGGTAGAATCCGGTTCAAGACTGTGCCTCCTGCAGGCACTGCTGGTATCACCGCAGTTGTAATCACTGGTACAGACGGGACCACAACTGTCACCCTGTACCAGGATGGCACTGCACGCACCGCCAGCACGAACCAGGACTTCCTCTACTCCTTTATCAGCGATCTTAACCTTACCACGATCAACCTCGCTATCACCGCTGGTGCCGGTACCAACTCCACGGTTGATGCCGAGTGTACTGGTAACCCATAATACCAGTACGGACTAGTCTAGCCAGAGGAGGGTATGGCTGTGGCGTATACTCAGACTACTCAAGATATAGCTGCTGCTTTAATGCTGCGGCTGAATGAGCTTGGCTATGCCTTGCCTCAGGGCCATATGCAGGCTATCATAGCCGACGTTCTCCAGGTGTGTGGCGTCACCGACAACGCTAACGTAGCGGCCCATACCGCCACCGACTCAGCTTTGTTAAAGCCTCCCGGCCATAAGAAATTCTGAGGTGACCAATGGCAGCAGTATCACTATCTTTTGATAAGCTAGAAACTCTTAGGGATACTATCCTAGATGAACTACAATCTCTAGGTTATGCTCCCAATATTTCAGACGTTAGCCGTATCACTAACCGCCTTGTGGATGAATCAGCCAAAGAGGCTGAGGCGGCTAGGTTAGCACCTAAAGCAGTAGAGGAGAGTCCGAAAGCCCCCACCGCCAAGGATACGGGCAAGGAGTCTCCTAAGAGGTAGGAGGCTCAGTTGCTAGTCGGTGATATTATCATATCAGCCAGAAGGCTGATGCCGGACCTTCCTAGGACTCTGCCTCCAGCAGCAGGCTTAGCTGTATCCCCCATAGCTGTGGGAGCCACTCTCCCTCCAGGTACCTATAACGTTGTCTTTGCCTGGGTCAATCAGTGGGGGGAGACCCCTGTCTCTGCTCCTGTATCCGTCACCCTAGCTGCAGGTCAAGGCTTCCAAGTCACCGCTCCGGCCATGAATATCAATCCCAACGCCAATGGGATTAAGGTCTACTTCGCCCTTCAAGGCCAGCCTTACGTTCAGATGTGGACTGGCACTACAGGCATGATCGTGTTCCAACCCGGCTACCCAGGAGTACCCTCAGTCAGAAACAGCAGCTTCTTCCCCGATGCAGACGGCCCTATGGTATCTTCCTGGACAGTCTATGACTGGTTGAATGAAGCCCTGACCAATGCTGCCTATATCTGCAAGGGTATCCCAGACACTAGTGGCATTCAAATGGTATCCGGCAATGGAATGTACCAGCTGCCTGGGATATGGGACAAATTCGAGAATAGTTGGTATGATGGCTACCCTGTAGCGTTTGACGCTAGAGGGGGAGCATTCTATAGGAACAGGTTAAGTGGAATTACCTTTATAGCTATCCTTCAGACTAGTGCTGACAAACAGGTATTCGAACTTCAGCCTCAGCCCTCACGGAGCGGCGGTTCTACTACCTCCTCTGCCCCTGTTCTAATCACCGACTCTACTATCACTCTAACTAACATAGCTCAATTCGGCCTAACCCTAGGTATGGCTCAACTAGGTATCCCTCCCAACCATGAGATTGTATCCTATAGCTCAATAAGTGGGAATCAGCTTACTGGAGTAGTTAGAGGATTAGGTGGGACCCAGCAAGTAGCTTGGACCACTGGGACCATAGTCAATGAGCTAAACTTTCGCTTCGGTGGCCTACGCCTTAACTCCCAAACTCAATACTATCCAGGTCAATCAGCAACCACCCTTCAAGTCCCCCCAGGGTGGAAGGCCCCTCTA